GTCTCTTTACTGAAAGACGGGCTTCTGCCTGCTGTTGAGTAAGTCCAAACAAAATATCTTTCTGCTCCCTTAACTTATCGGTTTGAGCTTTTATCTGCTCCGACATACCGCTGGTATTACCACCCGACTTTACAGTTTCTCGGTATTTCTCTTTCAATAAAGTAAGCTCATTTTGTAATTGCCTAATGACACCCCTTTGTGAAGTAATATTTGCAGAGAGGTTGTTTACTGTTTGTGAAGCGCTGTAAATTCCATTTTTGAAATCACGCTCCATTGTAGCTCCAACTTTAGCCGCCTCGGTTACCAGCCCCATCATTTGTTGGCGAGCAGATGCCAATTGGGTTTCCAAAGCCCTTGCCGCTGCCGGAGATTTGTTCACGTCCATCTTTTTGAGTTGGGCTTCCAGCTTTTCACATTCTTGTCTTAGCTTTACGACCTGTTCCCAGTCACTTGATACACGGAATACGAGTGTTGCCATAAATAAAAATCTAAATATTAATGCTTAAAATTATGATATAAGCAAATAGTATTCAGACTTTTTGAAATCAAAAACGAAACAACTTGGCAATTGTCGTGTAATTTAACTTCTATTTTTGAATAATTAGACTCCATCTCGGAATAGAACAAAAAAGGCGCACCATTATGATGCGCCCGATTGTCAATTTGTTCTTTAATTTATATCAGAGCCTCACGGCTGGAATATCAAAACTTGACATTTGCCATTCTTTTAAGTATCTCATTGTATTTTGATTGTATGATAGCTCTTTGCTTTTCTGATGCTGTAATTATCTTTCCTTTATACTTTCGCATTACAGATTCATTTATACCTATTTCCTTTGCAAACTTACTTGCATTAATAAAAGGGAACGCTTCAAAAAATCCACTTAAGTCATACACATACTCCACAGAATAGCCAGCTTTATACCAACTTGGAAATTCACCATGTTTTTCTTTGTAATATTCTGCCTGTTCCTCTAAAACAGAAACAAAGTCCTCTTTCGCTTCTTGTTCTGTAAGCCCAAAGCCATACGCACCGTTTACATCTTCAGAATAGATAGAAATTCCTCCATCATCTGCTTTTTCAATAATAGCCTGAATCTTCTTCATAATCGTGTATTTTAAGTTTTGTCAATTAAATGCACCCACCGAAGTGGGTG